GTTGGGATTCACCTTAATCGAGTTCGTGCTGGTTATGCCCGGAATGTTCAGGAAGTCCACTAGCTTGGCTCCGTTGTAGAAGAATATCTCTCCCCGGCCACCCACTACCGCATAGACATCATTATCATCATTTATAAAAGCGGTGACGCCCTCTTTTTCGTATACAGTATCTTGAGCACTCCAGCTTTCAGAGAGACCGTCCCAGCGAAGAATACGCCCGAAACCAATTGCTTTCGTGCCAACAAGAATATCGGTGTCAAAATGGGCTAGTGATCTAATCACTTCATTGTCTGGCAGATTGAAGAAAGTTTGTTGTAGAAACTCACCGTTATTGGCAACCTGTGCCATTACTTTTCCATCACCGATGTATAGCTGAATGTTTTGTTCCAACATCGGATGAAAATCCGCTGCGTTTTTGAATTTGCCCACCGGCTGTACCCTAGTATTCCAGCTAGCAACGTCAGCAAGTGCGATGTTAAACAGACGAGTTTTGGTAGAGAAATAAACATATGAATAGGTATTTTCCTCATCTTGAGTCCCGGCCGAATTACTACCAATCGGTTTTTTGGATGTAAAGTACTCCTTAGCATCAAGAGCTATCGGGCTTTCGATGGCTGTGGGTAGTTCAAATCTTAAAGTCTGTCCGTCTCCGAACGAGAAGTAGATATACTCCTCACTATTTCCAAAATCCATTGACCACACCTCATCTAAATCAAATGACTTGAGTCCGGATAGGACTTTGTTAGCAAAAGTAGCGGTAGAAATGTCATAAGGTGTAGAAAGAGTGTATTGAGCGATTCCATGTCCGTAAGTGTTAGAGCTGGTAATCGGCATGTACAAAATCGTGCCCGCGGCATTAAGCATAAAGTCGTCGGACACAGACATTTCTGATGGGGTAAATGACTTGCTATCGTAAGAAGCGGTCGATACGTTCCACGCCGTTGACAGCGTATACTGAAAAATAGATCCTGGGTTTGCTCCTCTCTTAACCCACATCTTAGTTCCGGTAGAGTTAAATACGATGCCCCATACTTGACCAGAACCCTCTGATATAGCATAAGAAATTGTCGCATAACTAGCTGTAGTGATGTCGTAAGCAGTAGAGCAAGTGTACTGATAGATAGTGGAAGCACCCGCAATATAAAGTTTTGTACCGGAATCTCCCCAAGTAAAACCGAAACCGTCGCCACCTGTTTGTGTAGTAGGGTTAAATTCTCCGTTCTCTTCAGCTAGACTAATGTCCCATTGATCCAACTCGCTAGGATCGATAGTATATTGCCTTAACCGGTTATTAACACCATTACGCCAAAAGAAGCGGCCACCTGAAGGGCGAGATCGAAAAGTGCCTTGTGGAACTACAGCCGAGTGGTTAAGTTTTTTGTCTGTATAAGTAGCGGCGTCAATATCACCCTTAGAGATACTATGAGTGTAGACTAACGTATAAGTACCACTAACCTCCCTCCAAATCTTCCCACTCTCACTAGAGAAATGAAGTCGAGAGCCATCTGAAAGCTGTAACGATGTCTTGCATAACTCATCAATGGTAGAGCCTGAATGTTTACCCATCTTCTGGTGAACAGTGATTTTCCCGGGTTCCGATCTATGATCCACGGCTACAGAACGAAACACGCTCCCTCGAGTACCACGAAAGAGCGTGTCTGATAGTCCATTAAATCCTTGTCCAAAGATACTTTTCATTACATAGGTGGGTTAAGGTCGGAACCTATAGAATCAATTTGCAATCCTTGCGCTCGATCACTCATCTCTAGGCTAATCTCCGGCTGTTCGTCCAAGCGTTCAGAGTAAGCAGTAGCCAGCGCGCCAAGAAGTCCGGTACCTTGAATGTTTCCAATTGGCTCTTGTCCGAGACGCTCGCGCACCTTTTTAGCCTGTTCTTCAGGACCGTTAATGTCTAAGTAATCTAGCGCTGGACCAAATACGAGAATATCCTCAAAAGTCTGCTCAAAACCTATCTCCTTAGTAGTGTCAGCCGGTAGAAAATTGTAAGCTCCTGTCTGATATTGCACCTCAATACCATTGGTAACTCCATAGTTAGGTTTACCGGCAAGGTACAAGTTGCCTCCCAATAGGTAGTAGAAACGTACATCAGTAGTAGCCAATTCAGCATCACTAATATTGGCTCGGTTTTTATGCTCAATAGTTCGCCAAGTCACACCATTCTGTTCAAGAATACGTACTCGCGCAATCTTCAACCAAGAAGCATTGAGAGCATACTTAGAGACATTTTGCAGAAGATTAATAGTGTCTATCAATTCTTCACCAGTAAGGTTTTTGTCTGCATACTTCCACCATCCATCTGATCGTTTAATGATTGTGTCAGCACGCTTAGCCCAAGAATTTAGCGATTGAATGTAGTCCGGGTCAAAGGGGTACAACCCAGCAGTAGTACGGGCCCACCGGAGACTACTGTGGTAGAGACTGTCGTATGTGTTTGTATTATCACGTAGTTTCATATATCTTTTTGACCATCTTCGGTCTTGTTACCCCCTGTATTTTTTAAAAAATGTTCCATCTGGTCTCTAACCTTTCCTAATATCCAAGCAATAGCATCGAACTCTCTTACATCTCGTTTTACGTGAATAGCATGGATATTACCTAAAATAGAGTAGGCCTCGGCTAATATAAGGACTGAAAGAACTCCTTGAGCAACCAGTGTTAAATCTAATCCTGCTCCACGTCCTGCCCATGCTATGACTAATGGAACGGATATGATTAGACCTTTGGAGATTACGCCGGCTGTCAATTGCAAGCTAGTAAAGCTACTACCTCCTCTAATTCGAATAGTTCTGACTACGCCGGTAAATGTGTCTAACACAATCAGTACTGCAAAGATTGCAAATGCCTCACTCGATAGACCTACGGTACCAATGATAAATGCCAAAAAGTAGGTTAGATTTTTAATTATTACTGGTGTGTGTACTATTTCACCCATAGTCTAATTAGAAATCTTTACCTTTACACTCAAGCAACTTCATTGTAGTAGTTCCAGCAGAAGCAATCGCAGTTACAGCGTTAATTGTATTAAGTTCAGTAGTTGGTCCGAAGCGAAACTCTGGTAACCCTAAAGTACTAGTAGCTACTATCTGATGTCCTCTATTGGCTACCGCCGGTCCAGTAAACGATACTGAAATAGTGTTAGTAGCATTTACGGGTTGTTGAAGCATAGCCCACTGTCTAGTGGTGTCCCTTGAAACAATAGAAGAAGACGTAGCATTTCCAATAGTGACAAGGCTTTCACTGATAGTACAGTTACCGTAGGAAGGATTGCTACTACCAACACTGATCTCTTCTGGATTTTGTGTAAATCCCCAAGCTAGTCCGACAATAAACGCACTAAGAGTCATTACTGCGATTAAAGTTAGTTTTTGAGTATTCATAATATGTTGTAAAATAAGGACTTTTTAATGCTTCTGCCCTTATCTTCGCACCCGTAAAGGTGCGAAGTAAGAGAACAAACTATTGCTCGCAAGTACTTGGTTTGGTCGAAGTGGCTGCAACAGTACCAGCTGTAGAAGAAGCTGTAAGGTACATAGTTGTACCGTTACTGCCAGGGAAGCTGATACAGCCTTCCCTATCTACTATTGTTTGTCGCTCATCTCCAATGGAGATACCTCGCCAAAAAGTCTTGTGAACGTTCTCGCTAAATTGGCCTCCTACCGAAGCAGTACTACCAATATTGAACATAGCAATCCCACCTAACACTAAAGCGATAAGTGCTATTACCATTGCTACTTTAGAAGTATTCATAGGTGAGTGTATTAGTTAGATTGCTAGTAATTTGTCGCGTCAGCGAAGCACTCTACAGTCATCAACTTGCCATCCTCAAATGTTTTTGAGTTGTGCATAGTGACTCCTGATAGACGAGTGAAGTGAGCTTCACCAGTCATAGGCTTCGGGCGTGACATCTCAAGACTTTCGTCTAGCTGTAGACCAAGGTCGGTAGCACCAACAGCGGTAAAGAAGAACTTTTTGTACAAAGCGCTCCAACCGTTAGAACCGGAAGTAAGGGAGTCAGTTACTCCAATATCACCGAATCCTGAGAACACCATCGAGGCGGCAGTAGTAGCAGTAATGCGACGGTTGCCCTTCAAGTAATGCTCCTGAGTAATGGTCATTGCTACATAGTCAGTACCGGCAGTTCCAGTACCAGCAAATAGAGCAACTAGGTTAGCTCGAGTTGCAGCAGCATCGTTACCAATGTGTACAGTAAGCTGTCCAGCTACATGATCTCCAACATCATCAAGGAAGTTGATTCTAAAACCAGCGATGGTGATGTAGTCAAGGTTGGTAGGATTAACAGACAATCCAAGAGTTCCACTCCACGGCAAGTTGTTGCTCTTTACAAGCAAGTAGTCGTAGAAGTAACGGGCTGGAAAGCCATTGATCATGGTCTGATCTCCAAGAGTAGTCTCGCGATCAGCTACAGCCTTTTCGATCGCGCGGTATTCGCGTGGACCGATAACAAGCACACGCATCAAGTCGTGTACGTCAGCCACGTCAACAAGAGCCGCGCCATCTTCACAGATGTCGTGGATATTCGCACCAGAGAAATCTAGTGGTGAAGCAGCAGAACCAAGAGAATGGAATCCACTCATAGCAGATACCCAACGCTTCTCGATACTGTCCTTCATACGATTACCAAGCATGTCTCCATAATGCTCTTCGAGTTTGTAGTTCTTGAGCTGGGCTTTCTCGGTATCGTCGATGTTGATATGGATAGACTCAGCGTGTGATGAACGTGAGACTTCCAAGTTTTCATCCTCTGAACTAACGTTCTGCTGTGCAGCAGTAGCAGTTAGAGGAGTATAGGACTGCATAAAAGCATTACCAAGGATTGCTCGGTGAAACTTCTTGCCGCCCTCTACCTTCAAAGCATCACCCGGCTCGCGGTTAGCGAGGGACAATGCCATGTTCTTGTCAAAGAACTTTCGTTGGGCGCGTGCCCATATTTCTTTGACGGATGCTTCAGCGATTGACATAAGCGGTTTAATTGAACCGCCAGAACGCTAAGATTTCTTGTTGGCTTTAGTCCATTCATCAAATTCTTTGCGACCCTCCTCAGTTGCCATGAACTTCGGGTCACTGAACTTGTCAGGCATATTGCCACCGTCCATCTTAGTTGTGCCGTTCTGACCGTTTCCATTGTTAGCGGCCTCTGCCACACGTTGTGCCTCATCCTCCTTTTCCTTATAAAATTTCAAGTAATCAGAGTTTTTAAGGACAAACGATATGGTTTTGCCAGGATTCCGCCCTAGTTCTTCACGAATTTTTCCCTTAAATTCATCTGTATAATCAGAATCATCAAGAAATTGTTCGTTTAGAATACCTAGAGTTTCCCCCTTGACCTTCTCGGAGAATTTATCAGGATCAAAGCCTTCCGGCTTTTCACTCTTGAGTCGCGGGTCGTTTACGAGTTCTTGATAGGCTTTCTTCATCGGGATGTATTTCTTCCCTAGGAGTTCTCCATAGCCTTTACGCAAACCTAGTTCACGCTCTACGGCTTTATCAAGTACATCCTTATGATCTTCATCGTCGGCGAGGCCTAATGACTCAGCGAGTTCAGAACGTAAGGTTTCTCCCACATCTCCCACTTTTCCCTGTTCTGCAATCGCATCGTCAGAGAGGACGAAATCATTTTGTTCAGTTTCCATACGGAATTATCTTTGTTATGAGCAAACGCTCTTATTTTTAACGAAAAAGCCCAGTCAGTATTCACTGAATGGGCGTAGTTTCGGAAAACTTGCAGGTAAACCGACCCTACGCTCATTCAACGAATGAAGCCCTGCAAGTTTGATATTTAGTTGTCAAACTACTACCGTAGCTTTACGGTGTAACCTTCTCGCTTTGGGTTACTAACAAACTCATTTGCCAGTGCCTCAAAGTCCTTACCATGCTTCTCAACAGAGTAAACGCGCTCTTCACCTCCACGGGCGTTCAAGACTACAGCTTGTGTAGCATATTTCTTAGATACTGGCTTTTCTTCTTTTGCTTCAGGAGTAGCCTCTACCTCTGGAGTAGTGGCAGTTTCTTCCACCTCTAGTTCCTCAGCCTTGGGTGTAACTTCTTTCTCTGGCTTTTCAGCCTTGGGTGTTTTTGCCATAATTTAAATTAAAACTTTTATAATCCCAATCTACCAAACTACTCATTTTTAGTGTCATTTTTTGGCGACACATAATGCATTCCTATCTTTTCGTAAGCCTCGGCTCGCGCATCTTCATCCAGTAAGTCCTCAATATCAAATGGGGCTAATATCCTTTCCATCAATCTAATAGCGTACTTTTTTCCCCTAGCAATGACTTCATGATTTTCATGCTCCTCAATATCAGATACACTGTCCAGTAAGCGAATACAGTCTTTAAAGTGTGCTTCAAATACGTCCCATTCAGGTATGTTCTTGATGGACTTGGCTTGTGGTTCAGTTAACATATTTATTTCTTTAGTTCCTCATAAACCTTTCTGTAACACTCCAGTTTCAATTCAAGATATTCACAATCTATCTCATATAATTTGACTTGCAGTTCATCAAATAAAGCCGTAACAGTGTTCTGTTTATCTTTACTTAAAGGTGTATTGACATAAATATCAATACTAGTCGCTAACTTAGTTAGTTCCTCATCTTTCTCTGCAAATTGTTTTTGTGTAAGTCTCATAGTTGAATTACTAGCTTGATAAGACGTGACCATAGCCAAGTCGGACACCACTTTGGCTGTGGTCTAATCATTGAGCCTAAAGAACGTACACGCTCACTGGCTATCTTGCGTACTTCCCGGCGATGCATTTGGCGAATCTTCTTGGCTACTTTAGTGTTCATATCGGTTAATTATTAGTATTAGACAACCTTAGGTAAAGGTTGTTCTTGTTAAACTCCGCTATGGTAGGGCTTTCTATTGTTATGTTGGAATCAGGGCTCATAAACCTATTCTTTGACTAGCAATATTATTCATCTCGTCGTCCTCCCTCTCTAAACGTCGCTTTTCCTGGTATTCAGGATCAGTCATACGTCTTAAGATACGCTCAGTGGTGCGACTGCTATCCATTTCGTCATACCTTTCAGGTGCTAACATAATTACGTTACGCTTCTACAGGGACCGGACTCTCTTTAAGAGGAGAACTAGGGTCTTCTTTAGCATTAGGTTGTCTTCCAGTGCCTCCCTGCTGTACCTGTTGCTGGACGGCTGGTGGCACTGGTAAGCCCTTAGAGCTGTATACAAGGTCAAGTAGAAATGCTCGGCGAACGGGATCAACTTCAAGAGGTAGCATCTGCATAGCAGTACTAATCTCAGCGGTATTATAGTTTTCACCCACTACAGTCACACGAAGACCGGGCAATATTTCCTTCCAAATTTCCTTACTATTCTTCAATAAAGGATCTACTGTCTTCAGTTCTACTATCTTTTCTTGTATCAAAGATTCACGTATCTCAGGACTGTGTGGACCAATCAAAGCAAGATTGTTCATGTACCAACTCCAAGCAGCAATACGCCTAAAACCATCTAGTACTTGCTGATTACCAGTAAGCTTAATGATGTCTTTCCCTTTCAGGTCTGAAACTAAGGTAGGGATAGTAAATTCCTTATAAACATAGCGATACGGTACCGCTAACTTCTTGCGTAGGAAGTCATACAACTTATTAGCGTTCTGATTCATCAACTCAGTTGTACCAAGTGGCGTACCAGAAGCGGGAACGACACCCTGTACTACCTCATAAGAGCCCGCTATACGATCCATTTCCTGCAATACACCATTTCGAGCCTGTATAGCCTCAGCGATACGAGCTTGTACCTGTACTTGCTGTATATCACCACTCTTGATCAAAGAGCCACGCTTTAATCCTCGACGAATAGAGTTGAGGGTACGAATGTCAGTGTGACGGAAGAAAGCCGAAGTATTCCAAGGAATAGCACGCATTATCTCGTTAGTGAGCTCGTTATAGGCTGTCTGCTGGTCAAATAGAAGCTCATAAAGCCCTTCTCTCCACCATTTGCCCTTGTATGGTCCGCGATGTGCCTCCTTAAAGTGGTCAGACATCTTGCCGGTTAGTTTCTCGGCAAAGAGTACATATTCATCCTCTCCTTTCTCGTCACCAGTCAGTCCAGCAACAATAATCATTGCTAGAACGTACTTGTTTGCATCTCCTTTCTCTTCCTTACCTTGCGCTTCAAACAATGTCTTCTCGCTCACTTCGCCTGTTCGACGATAAAGTTCATAGAGTGGCGTACTCTTGTTAGTGCCGATAGTCTTTTCGCCGGGCTTGAAGTACGTGTTCTTACACTTATCAATAACGTTATTGACATTCTTATACAGACCATCACGCGAACGTAATTCACTCTGAGTTAAATAAAAACGTTCATTGATAGCAGTCTCGTCCACACTTTTAGCCAAAGTGTTGGTGAGAAATGTGTTGAGCATGTCACACTTGTCGTAGTTCTTGCTAGTCTTTCTAAATAACAAGTTACCGTCAGCGGAAAAATCTTCGTTGGCAGACATTAACTCCTCAGCCCGACCAGTAGTGTCCATGAAATCAACCAAAGAAGCATTGGCAATATAAACTGGTGCAAAGTACTGCACCGGATTGATATGCCAGATCATGAAATACTTGCTATCAAGGCGTAAGTTCTTTATCTCGTCATTTACTCTCGGTTGAATACCGTCAAACCAGTATTCTATTTCGCCGTTTCTATTGACCTTACCAGTTGGGTAATAGCGGTCTTTGTATGTATAAATACGCTTCTTTAACTTCCATTCGGAATAGACATCACCAGTAGGAAGAGGTACGCCACCGCCAAAGTAGTCAGTGATCTCTGTCTTAATTTGGCCACAGATAGATTGAGACATAGTGAGATGTTAGCAATTGACCTAATTTAGAGTTGATTTTTTGGCGACAATTAGAGGGCAAACTTATCTCCAACGCCGGCAATGTCTTCAAGTTCTTGTTGTTCGTGGAGTAAGGCTTTTATCTCATCTTCAGGGGCTTCAGCAATATCGTTTTGATAAGCTAGAGCATCAAGCGTGTCGTCATTAGCACCTTTTGGAAAAACTGCCATCTCACCTTCAAGATCAGAACACTCTCCTTCAATATGAAAAACACTAGTGGAAGAATAGTGTGGAATGATACCTCTGATACGCACCTCTTTTTGTCTACCTGCGTGTTTAAGTGGTACAACATTTGGAAACTTATTACGTTTACGGCACTCTAAATCAAAGAATGGCTTGATAGCCTTAAGAAAGACAGTCTCCTCAACTCCAATAGCTTCAAAACCTTCATCATGTAGTTTAAATATCAAGCCAATCAATTCCATCGAATCAATATGGACTCTTGTAGCTTTAATGTGCCACTTATTTTGACTGTTTATGTAGTTTCGAACTATGCCGGTGTAATCATTTTCTTCTTCTTTACCGCCAGGGTCTATCGTGGCAAATTTACGAGTATTCATCGCTTCTACTGCTGACCAAGAGATTGTCCTCATCCATTCAGGTTTAAACTCTTGATTCTCTGAGGTAATAGGATTCTGCTGATACAAAGCAGCGAACTCGTAAGGACCAAGCGTGTTCTCAGTCTTTCTCAACTTATTTATAGGATATTTCTCAGGCCACAAAGCCTCTCCTTTTTTTCTACTTGATTCATCTTCAATAGCAATGGCTGGGAAAGAAACTATTTCCCATTTATCGTATTCTTCTTCTCCAGCTTCCTTGTCTTCTTTCATTTTTGTTATTAAACGACCAGCTAAATCATCAGTATGCCAACGTGTACCAATAACAATAATGGCTGAAGCACCTTCTTGGCGAGTATAGAAGGTAGATCGATACCAATCCCACCTAGAGTCGCGAATAGTTTGTGATGCAGCCTCCTCTCGGTTCTTAAAGATGTCGTCGATAATACCAATCTTCAAGCCCATACCAGTAAAAGCACCGCCAGCACCAGCAGCCATGTAACCACCTCCCTTATCTGTCATCCAACGACCTTTAGCTTTCGAGTCTGCTCTCAACCTAGTTTCGAATATGCTTTGATATGCTGGTGAAAACATCACGTCTCGAGCGCTCTGTCCGAACTTTGTAGCCAACTCATCAGAATATGAAGCTACAACTACTGGCCATTCAGGAGTCTTACCTAGCACCCATGCTGGAAACTTGATAGTAGCTAATTCACTTTTTCCGTGACGTGGAGGAACTTGGAGAATTATTCGAACATCTTTGCCAGCATTAACATCGTGATAAGCCTTCTCTAGCACATTAGCTAAAGTTTCATGAAACCAAGAGTCCTGATAGCGAGGGTCTGTTGCTATAGCAAAATCAATAAGATGATCTTGAGCTATTGATTTAATCATCAACGCCGAGTCGTCTCTTTTCTCGGTCAAAGATACGTTTTCGTTGTTCATCATTGATGTAATTAACTTCTCCGGAGTGTTCTACTTCTTGCTTGTCTCTCATGTCAGTAACGTTCTTAGCAGTGAAGATATAAGAAGATGGTGGCGCAGCTCCAGCAAGCCCGATTGAGATAAGAAATTCTTTCTGTTCCTCCTTAGCGTCTTTATAGGCGTGGGAAAACTCTATTTTTGCTCTCTGTTCATCGGTAATGTTCTCATCCAACTCTGACATCTTTGCGCCTTCTTTCATCCAGTGCTGGACGGTCCAGTAAGCTACTCCTATGCTCTTTGCAAAGCTATATAGTGTAGGTAGTTTATTAGGAATAGGACGAGTCTTCTCGCTCTTCTTCTTTACTTTGCCACTAGCGAAATATTCAATACTCGATTCTACTGCGACTATCTTATAAGGTTCTACAGAGAAAAACTCACGCAGTTTCTCTACAAATCCAGGTTCAAATTTAGTCGGTCTCCCTCCTTTATTTCCCTTTGCATTCTTATTTCCTTTAGGAGCTGCCATAGTGTTCAGACACTATCATGCCTCTCTCTCTACGCTCCTCTTTTTGGCGACACTTCTCTTCCCATCTCCGGTAATAAGCCAAACGATAATCTCTATTCTCTTGATGATATTTCTTTACCTGCTCCAATATCTTCTTTCGATTTCGCTTATAAGCCCGTCTATTCTGATCCTTCCTCGCCGATCCATTCTTAATACACCCTCCACAATACAATTTTGAATTATTAGCTCCAAACTTTCCTTTTAATAAAATCTCGCAGCACAAACACTTTCTATCCCTAAATATCTTAGGTTTAATTTTATTTAAATACCTCTGTCTGTCGTAAATCTTCTTCTCTTCCTTAGTCATACAACGTCTGGATGTTTACTAACCTCTGCCTTCCTTCTTTTGACCTTATGAAAAGATTGTCTCTGCACTAAATTACGATAAGTGCCTACAATTACCCTTTGTCCATTAACTGTCTTAACCAAACCTTTAAAACGTTCTGCTCTGTCTAGTAATGCTTCGTCGGAAATACTTGCTCCATCACGTAGTAGTTCCAGTAAAAGTCTTCGTAACTTGATTTCGTTATATAAATGCCGCAATTGGTGGTAAGTAGCGGTCTTTCCAGCTTGTATGACTTTCAATATCTCTGCTGTGCCGGATATACCGTAAGCCTCACACATCTTCATTAGTACTCTCGTTTCATTAGCGGACAGTTGATTCTTACTGCAAAAATTTGCAATTGGATCTCTATCTAAAATATCTTGATAGGTTATATACGAAAAAGCTCTCATACGTTTCTACCGTACGGAGCGCGTCGCTGCACTTGAGGGTCATAATCTCTTGTGCTGGTTGTGCCTTAATTATAGCATGGGGTAGATGTAAATTGTGTGGGTGTGGATAGCAAAAGCCCCGTGAAGGGCTTGGGGCTAGTTGGCTTTCAATTGGGTGAGGTTGGAGGGTTATTCGTTTTCAATTCCTAGTAAATCGCACAACTCTATCTGCAAGCTAGACCGACCTCTAGCAAATTCACTACCAAAAAACATTAAGTCCTCGGCGTGCCAAGCTCCTTCACGTGCTATTCGGTCTAATTTTTGTCTAATTGATTCTTCTTTCATAGGTATAGTTAGCTTAAGGCTTGATAAGCATCTCGTGTCCAACGTGCGTCTGCTAAAGCGTGGTGTACGTCTTTTTGTTCAGGTAGGTCTACATCGCTCTTATCCATCAGCTGTCGTATATCTCTAGTAAACATCGGAAAATGTTTAGGTAAATCCATCATCGTGCCGAATAGCTGGCAAAGGGCAACGTGATCATAATCGGCATAGTACGCCCAAAATTCTGGTGTATCTTCACCAACAAAGGCTAGGATGTCGTTCTTTATCTGCTCCTTTGAGATAGGTGGAGTATCAGCTACATAGCGCAAGACGTTGTCTTTTACCCATTCGCTCGCCTTTGATACCTCATACTCTGAGCTGTGAGCATAATATTCCCTCCCATCCTCACAAACGATACCAATGCTAATAAGGTCAATGGTTTCCCCGTCTTCTATAAACTCTGTGTCGTAAAAGTATTTCATACTCTCTACAAATTAAACTTCCTTTTAATGCCCTCTAGGTCAGCTAGTATTTCTTTTCCTCGATTTTCAATGTAGGTATTAACCGTTTGTTGAAAAGGAGTAAGTTTAGCCATCTCTCCCTCCATCTTCATTTTCTCTATTACCTCTTTAACTACGTTCTCCAGCCCTTCCTTTAAGGTAGTGCGGGGGATGAAGTTGGCTGTTATGAAGGCTTTGATGTCGTTAGGTCCAACATCATCATCATTCCAATAGCCACTAGGGTTGCCTGTAAACTCCTCATCAAACTCAGCCCATTCGTTCTCAATCTGGTACGCTTCTTTATCTGAAAGCGTACTATCTAGGGAGTTAGTATCTTTTAGCACTACCCTCTTTCCTCCTATTGAGGCTTCTATGTAGGTGTCGTTCTCTGGCTCGGTAGGGGGTTGGGTGTGGCTAAGTAGTTCTTGGGCGGTTGTGTCGCATTGTCCGCAACCGAGCTGATGAGTGTTTATTTCTTCTAATCGGTACTTCGCAACTTCTTCTAGTGAGCGCAGGATTGTTTCTTGACGAATATCTCCGCTGTGCTTTCCTTGTAGGTCATTTAGTACATGTTTCCGTTCCTCCCTCCTCACTTCTTCGATAGTAGACGTAATGATTTGGTCTAGGTCTTCTACAGTGACGCACATACGCTCAACGGTACGCCCTTGGTCAAAATAAAAGGGCTTCGCCTTCTCTCTAGCTTCCCTCTTCAACTTTTCTTCTAAGGTGGACATGGGGGGTTAAGACTTAAAGCTAATAAATGACCTCATATCCGCTAGTGCTTGCTCCCTAGTGCCTTTAGACTTCGACTTAAAATAAATATCTCTCATCCGAGCGGCAACTCTTTCAGCGTTCAGTGTCTCCATTACTTCCAAAATCTCGTCGTTAGAGTGAGAACAGTTTAAAGCGTTCCAGAGCGCACCTAAAAATCGCTCTCGATTGGTCATTACGGGTTCTCGTTTGCGGGCATTTTGATTGCCCATCATCATCTCGCTATGTGTTTTGCGTAAGCTAGTTGTCATATACGTTTTTACTGAATGTTATTAACTTGAGGGGGTGTGTTTAAAAGCGTATTTCGATAGAACGCTATGTGGTCGGCTATCTCTTGCGGTGTGTGAGCTATCTTCATTATTTCGTCTAGGTGTCTAGCAAACATTTCACGCTCTGAGGTTCTAGTATCCTCAACCCCTTCATCGTAACGGGAGAGAAAGAAGTCTCTCATCTCAACCATACACCCATTAGGAATACCTAGTTCGTGCCACTTCTTTGATATGGCGGTCTTTAGCTGGTCATGTGTAGTTGACATAATTAGATGTTTAATAGGTTAGCTAAGGCTTCCCAGTCGGCTTCGTATAGAGGTTGTCCGTCTTTACCGAAGTAAAAAGCAACACCATCATCTACGTAAGCTGCGAATCTTCCATTGTGAGGCTGATAAACGGTCTTAATAACTTTGTCTCCCAACACCTCTAGCCAGTGTTCAAGATGAATTGCTTTAGGTTCATTATCTGCTGCGATTATTCTTCCGTTAAAACCCCTTCTCTTATTCAACTCCTTTAGCCTCGGTAGCTTTTCACGAATGTATTGTTCGCACTTGTTTTTTGTTGACATAGAATTATTGGTTAGCGGTTAAATCCTTTGAATATCCACCGCGAGAACCAATAAAATCAACTCGTTCGCCGTTTATATATCCTCCGTGAGGATTAGTGTTTTGGGTAGTAGAAACTGTGTTATCAGACAGAAAGATTAAACCGTACGAGATAATTCCCAGTCCTATTAATATAATAATTATTCCTGTAAAAATTATAGTGTTCATATAGTTGTTATTCTTTGTTAGAGGGGTGAGATAGTGACTGAATATAAGAATCGCCTTTATCCCACTCATAAGTTTCTAAATCTACACTTTTCTGAAAGTCTTTAAGGGCTTGTAGTGTAGCCTCCTTTACGTTGAGATTAGAGTGGGAGAGAATTGGGTTTAGATACTTTTCCCGTAACTCAATTTTCATATCTTCACGATATGTAGGATTTTTTAGCTTGTGACACTCGTGGGTAGCAAATCGCAACAATTCTTCTATAGCCTCCTCCACACTTTCAGTAGAGGGGGTTAGTTCAGCTACAAGGTCTTTCAACTCGGAGTAAATTCCGTAGTCGCATAGTTTGTGAACATCGTTATCGAGTATTTGATTGATTCTTTCTATCTGGTTCATAGGTTATTTATTAGCTGTACGTCTTAATGGTGCTTCTTGTAGT